GTATGGATGCAGGTTGTACTTTTTGGATACATAATAAGAAGGATAAAACAAATATGAACAGTAACTTTTATGTAGAAGAATTATCTAAGCGTGTTCTTGAACTTGAGAGGCGTTTAGCTTTACTAGAAAAGATACTACTAGCAGGTGATAAATGATTAGAGCAACTTACATAAACCATATGGGTGATGACCTCACAGTGGTCAATGCAGCTAGGGTATCCTTTGGTAAAAAGGTAGAAGCCCTTGGCTACACTGGTGCAGATGGTGGCACTATGCGTCCTGTCTTACATGACAGTGATCTAAAATTAATACGTTACCTAGCCAAGCATGAGCACATGTCACCCTTTGGTCACTGCTTTGTGTCGTTCCATGTCAAGGCTCCCATCTTCGTAGCTAGACAACTAGTGAAGCATAAGTTCCTACGGTGGAATGAAATAAGCCGTAGGTACGTAGATAATGATCCTGAGTTCTATGTACCTGAGAACTGGAGAGAGAGGGCTGACGATAAAAAACAAGGGAGTGGTAATGGTTTTGTAAACGAATTGCAATGTGACGATACTGAAGATTATGCAGATGATAAAGCATACTTAGCTGATTACTGGGAAACTAATACGTCTAGGTATGTAGAAGACAATACTTACTCTAGCTCTTTTGCAATTTATAAAGAACTGTTAGCAAACAATATTTGTCCAGAGCAAGCACGTATGGTGTTGCCTCAAAGCACCATGACAGAATGGTATTGGTCAGGTAGTCTTGACGCATTTGCAGATATGTGTATACTCAGGTGTAAGGATGATACGCAGGGGGAGACTAGAGATATAGCTCACCAGATCAGTAAAGTTATGCTTGATCTATTCCCTAATTCCTGGCAATCTCTTTTGGGGTTGACACAGAGCACGATACGTGACATGACAGAAGATGAAAGACAAAGAGGAAAGGAGAAGAGTGTAGCAAATGGCAGACGGTGATACACCACACTTGGCTTGTCCGTTTGAGGACTGTGGATCAAGTGATGCATTTAATTGGAACGATGAAGGGTATGGCTACTGCCACAGTTGCGGTACTTCCTACCCTAGTTCTAAGCCTACATTTGATTGGGCTAAGGATCAATATCCAGTAAAGCAAAGGATAAATATTATGGACGTAAACGTAAAGTCTGGAACCTATGAGGACATAAGAGGTATCAAGCCTGATGTGTGTCAACTCTATGGTATTCAGATACAGTTGGGTGAGGATGGGCAACCTGTTAGGTATGCCTACAAGTATCCACACACCACCAAGTATAGGGCTTTCAATGATAAGTCTAAGACTTGGGTGAAGGACACAGGCTTAGGTATGGTACACCTGTTTGGCCCTGAGTTTAATGCAGGTACAAGCAAGCGTCTGTACCTAACTGAGGGTGAGTTTGATGCAGCTAGTCTGTATGAGATTCTTGGTGAGAAGTTTCCTGTCAAGTCACTACCCAGCGCATCGATAGGAGAGAAGTTTCTGCAGAAGAACCTAGACTACCTTAAGTCTTTTGAGACAGTTATCTATGCAGGAGAACTAGACACTGCAGGTAAGGCTGCAGCAGATAAGATTTATTCTGTGTTACCAGAGAAGTTCTACTATGTGCCTATGTCTAAGCACAAAGATGCAAATGACTTTCTAACTAAGGGTGATGGTAAAGAACTTATGTGGGCAGCAATGAAGCCACAGAAGTATTCACCTGACAACTTCTTTATCACATGTCAGGATGTAGATGCAGCCATACGTAATGAGAACCCATACTCATACACACCAACAGGTCACTCAGGTCTTGACAGTAAGATCAGGGGTATGGTTAAGGGTGGACTGACATTCATCAAAGCACCAAGGGGTACAGGTAAGACTGAGGTGATACGTTACTTTGAGGCTGGCCTACTAAGGACTCATGGTATTAGGGTAGCACTGCTTCACATGGAAGAGATGAAGTCTACCACCTACAGAGCTATGGCTACCTACCATCTTGGATGTAATGTCAGAACAAATGATGATGCTGCAGCAAACAACGTAAGCATAGACGAGGTGATACGTGCAGGACAGATAGCTGCTGACACAGAGAACAACAGAACTATCGTGTTTGAAATGAGGAGTCACGATGATCCACTTAAGTTACTTGATCATACTCGTACTGCGGCTACTGTGTTTGGGGCTGACTATATATTTGTTGATCACGTACAGCGTTTAGCATACCTATCTAACACTGGCGTTGATGGTGCTACAAGTACACTCACAACACTAGGTGCACGTATGGCACAACTAGCCAAGGAGTTGAACATTGGTGTGGTATTTATATCACAGGTCAATGATGATGGTAGAACAAAGTACGCAGCCTCTCTTGAAGAAGAAGCAATAATCTGTATAAAGATAGACAGAGATGTAGAATCAGAGGATGAAATATTGCAGAACACTACTAACTTTATCGTGGATAAGAACAGACCCTTCGCTAGGTTGGGTAATGCAGGGGCAGTCTACTATGACCCTGAGACAACTATACTTACAGAGGATGTACCCTTTACACCAACAGACAATGTTGTTCACCTATGATGGTGTTTGATATAGAAGCAGATGGTTTACTAGAGGACGCAACTAAGATACATTGTCTTAGCTATCGTGATCCTAATGGTGGTCCACTTGTAAGCACCAGTGACTACAATGCTATGCGTAATATCTTACTTAATGCAAAGGGTTTGATAGGACATAACATAGTTCGATATGATGTACCTTTGTTAGAAAGAATACTTGGTATAAAGATTAAAGCTCAGTTGTTTGATACCCTACCTATGTCTTGGGTGCTCAACCACAACAGATCACGGCATGGTCTTGATACCTTTGGTGAAGACTTTGGTATACCTAAACCAGTCATTACTGATTGGCATAACTTAACTGAAGAGGAGTATATACATCGTTGTCAAGAAGATGTGAAGATCAACTGTGAACTGTGGCAAGACTTAATTAAACGGTTTATGTTTATCTACAAAGACAAGACAGAACTTAATCGTTTCTTTCGTTACCTTCAATTTAAAATGGACTGTGCTAAAGAAGCAGAGCAACAAGGGTGGAAGTTAGATGTCCAAAAATCACAAGACCTCGTGCAACAGCTTACGGATTTACAAGATCAGAAAACACAAGAGTTGGTGGACGTTATGCCAATGCGAAAGATTATGGCAGTCAAAAGTAAACCAAAGTCCTGCTATAAAAAAGATGGATCACTATCCTCACAGGGAAAAAAGTGGCTTGGTATACTAGATGATGAAGGACTACCCCATGACTATGAGGGTGAGGTAACAGTTGTTAAAGGTGTTGAGGCAGCTAACCCTATGTCTTCTGATCAGGTTAAGGACTGGCTGTTTGGACTTGGCTGGACTCCATGTACATTCAAGTATGTTGATGATCGTAAGATACCACAAGTCAGAGTGTACGGTGAGCTTACTAAGTCTGTGAAGAGGTTGATGAAGGACAACAAACAGGTGCAGGTTCTTGATGGACTAACTGTCCTGCAACACAGGCTAGGTATACTCAAAGGTTTCTTAGAGTGTGAGCGTGATGGTTATGTCAAAGCAGAGATTGCTGGACTGACTAACACACTACGGTTCAAACATCAGAAGCCTCTGGTTAATCTTCCTGGTGTTGACAAGCCTTGGGGTATGGAGATACGTGGCTGCTTGACTGCGCCTGATGGATATCTTCTGTGTGGTGCAGACATGACCTCACTAGAGGACACAACCAAGCGTCACTACATGCACCCCTATGATCCTGACTACGTGGCAGAAATGTCACAGTCTGGTTTTGATCCTCACTTAGACTTGGCAAGACATGCTGGATATGCTACACAAGAGGAGATAGACAAATACAACAGAGGTGACATGCCAAAGCTAAAGGAACTACGTAAGAACTTCAAGGTGGTAAACTACTCTGCTACCTATGGTATTGGTGCACCTAAGCTATCTCGTGAAACAGATATGTCTGAGGACCAAGCTAAGGATTTACTTGAGGCTTACTGGAGCCGCAACTGGTCTGTCAAGCAGTTCTGTAATGATCAGAAACCAAGAGAGATAAACAAAGATATGTGGATACAGAATCCAGTTAGTAAGTTCTGGCACAGTCTACGTTTTAAGAAGGATGCTTTCTCTACTATCAACCAGAGCACAGGTGCATACTGTTTTGATAGGTGGGTTGCACTGTATCGATCAAAGAGATCAAACATTGTAGGACAGTTCCACGATGAAAGTATTAATGTTATTAGGAAAGGTGAGGAGAATGAACACACATCAGCCCTACAGTGGGCAATAGAAAAACTTAACGAACAACTAAAATTAAATGTTGACTTAGGTATTGATATACAGTATGGTCAAACCTACGCAGATGTACACTAAAGGAGAGATACATGGCTACTAGAATGATTACACTACACGGTATTGCTGAATGGGCAAAGGTATTTGAACAGAACCGTGACCTCACAGGATGGAAACCTACCGTCCAAGCAGAGGGCAGCTACGAGAAGTACAGTGGTGCTTGCACTATTGATATGATCCTTGACGATGAAAACATTAGCAAGCTTACAGCAGCTAAGTGTGGTAAGGAACCAAAGCCTGACCTAGAGGGTAGAGGACTTAGGGTTAAGTTTGATAGGAAGTTTAACAGTGGCTATGATTGGAGCAGTGGAGCACCCTCTGTTACTAAGGCTGATGGTAGCTTCTGGGATTATGATGTTGATGGTCCAATAGGTAACGGTTCTATTGTTGAGACTACGGTAGCTGTTTATGACTTACCTAAGTATGGTAACACAGGTACACGGCTAGAGTCTGTAAAGGTTATAGACCACTTGCCATACGTAAACCAACAGGTAGACAGTGGTTACACCCCTGCCACAAGTAAACCTGAAACAACACTGGAATCAGATGCAATCTTATTCTAAGTGCAACTTGGGGTGGGCCTAATGCTCACCCCTTATTAAGGACAAACATGATAAACGTAAACACAGATATGTCTAACAAGGAGTACCATCTAAAGGCTGGTGTCTCTTCAAGTGCAGTGAAGTCTGTCTTTAAAAAATCAATAGCACACTGGAAGGGTCAGAAGATTAACCCTAACAATCCAGCCTTTGCTATGGGTACTGCAGTACATGCTAACCTACTGGAGAAAGAACGTAACCTTGTTGTTAAGGGGCCAAAGACTAAGACAAGTGTAGCCTTTAAGCAGATGAAGGATAGCCTCACAGAGGATCAGGTACTACTTACTGAGGTAGAGTTTAATGTAGCTAACTGTATTAGTAAGGGTGCACTAGCCAACCCTGTGTGCGCTGCTGCACTAAACCATCCAGACAGAGTTAATGAGATTAGTATCTTTGCTGAAGACCCTATCTCAGGACTAACACTTAAGACTAGACCAGACCTAATGATTGAGTCTGAGAACACAGTGTATGACGTTAAGACTACGCAGGATGCAAGTCCTAAAGGTTTCTTAAATGAGTGTGTGAAGTATGGCTACTTCCTACAGGGTGCTCATTATGTTTACACCTGTAAGTTGGCTGGCTATGATATAACTGAATTTAGTTTTATTAGTTGTGAGAAGTCAGCACCCTTTATATCTCACATGCATGTCATGGGTCCAGAGATAATGGAGTGGGCTACTGAGAAGCTACACAAGACACTAGCTATCATAGCACAGGCAGACAGTGCAGAGGATTACGGTACTGGTTGGGGTGACTATACCCTGATTGAAAAACCTGACTGGCTATGACCAAGAGTGCTAAACAAAAAGGTAGACTTGGACAACAGGAGATAAGGGATAAGTTACTAGAGACATTCCCTGAGTTTGAGCCTGATGATATCAAGTCTACTATCATGGGGGATAGTGGGGCAGACATTCAGTTATCACCTGCAGCCAGGAAAAAGATACCTCTATCGATTGAGGTTAAGAGAAGGAAGTCAGAGTTAAAAACTGTATACGGTTTCATGGAACAAGCATCTAACCACAACAGCAATGAGCCTGTCGTGTTCTTTAGATCAGACAGAAAGCCTTGGGTTGTAATGGTAGGACTAGATCACTATATGGAGTTAATAAGGGGTTGGAAAAAATGACTGTAAAAGTATGGGGTGTTGTTCAGGGTCCAATGTCAATAGATGAACTACCTGATGGTGAAGAGATGCCAGAAGATATGGAGTGGTTTATGGTATGTAAGACAGAAGTGGATGGTGTAATAGAGGACACAAACTTTTGGTTTGAAGACTTAGACCAAGCATATACGTGGCAAAAATACTTCACTAAACAGATAGAACCTATAGTCATAGAAGGAGATGTTGACTAATGTGTAAAGAAAGGTATAACTAGGTGTTTCACCATGTCTTATGAAATACAAATAACAATACAAGTAGACAAGGGAGCTAACTTTTTAGAGGTATCAGGCAACAACTGTGATGTAATAAAAGAACTTATAACACTTGCTCTCTATGATATAGATGATGTAACTGTAACTGAATGTGAGGTAATTAAAAAATGATTAGTCAAGATGATATAGATACATTTGAGTTCTACAATAGACAAGACCTAACACTTACTGAGTATCAAAATGCAGCAGCTACTACAGCTATTTACCCTGCATCTGTACAGATACTCTATCCTACACTAGGACTTGCTGGTGAAGCAGGTGAGGTAGCAAACAAGGTAAAGAAGATTGTTAGGGATGGTAAGCTAGACAAAGAAGCAATAGGTAGTGAGCTAGGAGATTGCCTGTGGTACATTGCTGCAGTATGTAGAGACTTAGGTTTAAACATGGGTGAAGTAGCCTCAGGTAATTTAGATAAATTAGCTAAACGTAAACAGAACAATACACTAAAGGGGAACGGTGACAACAGATGAATAATTTATTACCAACAGACTACCAGTCCTTTATTCACACCTCACGCTATGCTAGGTGGTTAGAAGATGAAGGACGTAGAGAAAGCTGGAGTGAGACAGTATCACGTTACATAAACAATGTAGTAGCACACCATGTGGATGCAGCAACAGCCTCAAGTATTGAGGAAGCTATACTAGGACTAGAAGTTATGCCCTCTATGAGAGCCATGATGACTAGTGGACCTGCACTAGAGCGTGACAACACTGCTGGCTATAACTGTAGCTACCTAGCCGTAGATGACCCTAAGTCCTTCGATGAAGCTATGTTCATTCTCTTGTGTGGTACTGGTGTTGGGTTCAGTGTTGAGAGGCAGTTCATCAGTAAGCTTCCTGAAGTTCCTGAGTTGTTCTACAGTGAGACTACTGTTGTTGTCAAAGACAGTAAAGAGGGTTGGGCTAAGGCGTTCAGACAAGTTCTTGCTCTCCTGTGGGCTGGTGAGATACCTCAGTGGGATATCTCTCGTGTACGTCCTGCAGGTGCAAGACTTAAAACCTTTGGCGGTAGAGCAAGTGGTCCTGCACCTTTGGTTGACCTGTTTAACTTCGCAGTCACTATCTTTAAGAACTCACAGGGCCGTAAGCTTTCTTCCCTTGAGTGTCACGATCTTATGTGTAAGATTGGTGAGGTAGTTGTAGTAGGTGGTGTCAGACGTTCAGCTATGATATCCTTATCTAATCTAAGTGATGACCGTATGCGTCATGCTAAGTCAGGTGCATGGTGGGATAATGATCCTCAACGTGCATTGGCTAATAACTCTGTTAGTTATGTAGAGAAACCAGATGCCATATCTTTTATGCGTGAGTGGATGGCACTAGTAGAGTCAGGGAGTGGAGAGCGTGGTATATTTAATCGTGAAGCAAGCAAGAAGCAAGCTGCTAAGTATGGTAGGCGTGATCCTAACTATGAGTTTGGAACTAACCCATGCAGTGAGATTATACTTAGGCCGTATCAGTTCTGTAATCTTACAGAGGTTGTGGTTAGGGCTACAGATACTATTGAATCTCTTAGCAATAAAGTACGTTTGGCAACTATTCTGGGAACAATACAGTCCACCTACACAAAGTTCCCATACTTGCGAAAGGTGTGGCAGCGTAATACAGAAGAAGAACGTCTGCTTGGTGTGTCACTCACAGGGATAATGGACAACCCCTTGATGACTACAGCTAACAAAGGATTGGATAAAACACTTGAAACATTACGTGAACTTTCTGTTGATACTAATCATTTGTGGTCTGCTCGTCTGGGTATTCCAGCCTCAACCGCTATTACCTGTGTCAAACCATCAGGTACAGTCTCCCAACTTGTTGACTCAGCCTCTGGAATCCATGCACGACATTCAGAGTACTACATTAGGACCGTCAGAGGAGACAACAAAGACCCCTTGACACAGTTTATGAAAGACCAAGGTGTACCTAGTGAGCCTGATGTTATGAAGCCTGATGCTACTACAGTGTTTAGCTTTCCTGTTAAGTCACCTGATAATGCTGTTGTTACTTCTGACCTGTCTGCTATTGAACAACTAGAGACTTGGCTTATGTATCAGAGACATTGGTGTGAGCACAAGCCAAGTATTACAGTCAATGTAAAGAAGGATGAATGGTTTGCAGTAGGTGCATTTGTTTACGAACACTTTGATGAAATGAGTGGTGTATCATTCTTACCTTATAACGAACACACTTATCAGCAAGCACCCTATCAAGAGGTGGGCAAGAGTGATTACAATAATCTTTTAAGTTTAATGCCAAAGGCTATTGACTGGAGTAAGCTTTCAGTGTATGAAGAAGAGGACAACACTGCAGGTAGTCAGACTATGGCTTGCTCTGGTGATGTATGTGAGATAGTAGATATAGGTGCTTGATGCCTAAAAGTAATAAAGTCTGGAAAGCAGGTGCGTTACGTAGTGCAGATAGTATTGAAAAAAGGAGAGAGTATGACAGGCAAAGAAGGAGAAAACAACATGAGTATGGGGCAAGGGTATTACGTAGATATAAGTTAATGAAAGGGTGTAGAGTATGTGGTTATAAAAAACATCATGCTGGCTTACAGTTTAATCATATAAATCCTGCTGATAAATCTTTTACTATAGGCAAGGGTACAAAACATCACTTCTGTTTATCTAATAAATCAAAATCCAAACAGAGATTAAAGAATGAGGTACTTAATAAGTGTGAGGTTTTGTGTTCTACTTGTCACAGTATTGTTACCTATGAAGAAAAACACTATCAAAAAAAAGAAGAGAGTTAGTATGGATACTTACACAAGACCTTTTATAAAAGAAGTGTATGACAGAGTGGATGGACCTTCTAAGCAAGCCCTTGTCAAACACCTAGAAGCAGAGGGGCATACAATAATAAACTCAAAGGAAGACTACTATGCAGATGTAACTTCTGAGAAAGATAATGTAATTTATTTTAGTGAGGTAGAACGTAAGGGTCAGTGGGATAATGACTGGCCTCCTCACTGGAAAGATTTACGTATACCAGGAAGGAAGAGGAGACTAGTAGAGAAGTACAGAGATCAGGTAGACAACCTAAACTTCTATGTTCTTAACAGGCACTACGACAAGGCATGGAAAGTAAACGGTACTCAGATGACAGAGGGAGCACTAAAGAAAGCCTTTGGTCCAAGGATACCAGATGGAGAAACCTTCTATCATATACCATACACTGAAGCAGAACTAATTAAACTAGCATAAGGATACTATCATGGACAACACTGACACACTTACCATCAACGGAGAGACTACCTTCTTCAAAAGCCAACGTAATGAAGAAGAGGACTTTAATATATCAGAACTGTTTGATGACACAAGTCTTGATGATCTTACTATCAGAAAGGAATATGATCCTGTAACTAAACCTGCACACTACAATCTTGGTGGTATAGAATGTATCGATTACATTGAGCAGGTACTAACACCAGAAGAGTTTAAGGGATATTGTAAGGGGAACTCTATTAAGTATCAACATCGTGAGGGTTACAAGGGTAATCCTATTGAAGATATGCAAAAATCACAGTGGTATCAAAACAAAGCAATAGAAAAAATGAAGGAGATACATAAGTGAAGCCATACGAACAAGGTAGACTAGCCTTTAAGACAGGCAACTTGGGAAACCCTTATGAACAGGGTAGTAAAAATAATAGGGAATGGGAGATGGGCTTTAACAAAGCCTACTTCCTAAACCTTGAGAGAGTTAAGGCATATGAGCAGAACAAAAAAACTAAACACACTTGAAGAAGAAGCTAAGAAGTATGCTCAGAAAAAAATAAAACCACCGCTTAAAGCCAAGCCGTTGACATCACGTAGATATCTGGCTGGTCAAGCGATGGCTGCTTTATTATCAAGATCACCTAGTCCTATGCATAAGGGTGATTTAAAACGTGAGGCGTATGAGTGGGCTGACTTTATGTTAGAGGAAGATGACTAGTTACGTATCCTAGAATCCATTAGGTCTACTACCCTAATCATATTTTCTTTTCTTTCAAGTTCTTGTTCAATACTACTGGAATCATTAATGTAATCATCTGGATTATCAAACTCCCCACCTGTTAGTTCAGTGACTGCCTTGTTAAATAAGTCTTTTGATTTAGATTTTCTTTCTATCTCATATACATTTCTTAAATAAGTTGCAGCCGCCCTTGGGCTTTTGTTTGCAAGGTCTTCAAAATATAAATCTACTGCTGATTCAGCAGCCGTAATTTTATTATTTACAAACCTTTCTAACCAATCTATTTTTTCATTTTTATTTAAATCTTCCCAAGACCTAGTTCCTCCGTAAGCCTTAAGTGGTTGTGATATTTCTTCTTCAAACTCTTTTGCCATTGGCATCTTTCCAGTCAGAGCATATCTTACTAAATAATCTGTAGCTGAATTTTTAAGTCTACTCTTAGAGTAAAGTCTGTACTCTTTTAATCCAAGAGTATTTATTTCTTTTTGAAGTCTTGTTGGTGCAGTTCTCATTTCTACACCTAATATTTGTTTAGTCAAAGGATTAACTGCCCTAACAGGACCACCACTAAAAGGGTCCATTATAACCGTAGAAGTTTCACCATTAAAAGACTGAGTGTACTGTTTTAATTCTGTTTCTGGTAAGAATCTAACAAGCCTGTTAATAGATTCTGTATCTGTTATCATAGCTTCAAGAAGGTTGTACTCTTTTTGAACATTGTCACCTAACATTAAGTTTCTTGTATAGGGTGTGTATCCAAGTTCAGGATTAATTTGACCTTGTACATCTCTTAGTACAGTTGTAGGATAAGTAAATGTGGCTCCTATATTAGCCAACCTTTTACCTAAACTTCCAAACTCTCCAGTGTCTATTGCATTTTGAATATCAGAAACTAATCCTTTACCAAAACCCATGTTACCAAGACCAGCAGCTACCTCTAAGGTATCAGATATTAAAGCACTTGGCTTTGGAACTGGAAGATCATATTTCCATCTTACATATAAATCCCCTAAAAGTTGATGGGCTGCAAGTGGTCCAGCCACACGCCCAAGTTTTGCTGTCTCGCCCTCTTCTCCAAACTGCATGTCAGAAAAAGAAGTTTTCATACGTACTGCTTCTCCCTCTTCATTAAACTCTACTTGAGAAGCCCTTGCGTATACAGCCCCAGAGAATAAAGTAACACCTGTGAGTTGTCTTGCCCACCGTTCATTTACATCTTTTAACTCACCAGAATACACATTGTCTGAGAATTTTTTAGGACCACCTGTAATTAAACCAATAGGTGTGTAGTCATTTATAAACTCCATATGATTTGCTACGTATCTTGGAAAAGGTATGCCAAGAAAACCTGACACTACAAACGGAGCATCTTTGTGTAGTTTTATAAAGAAGTTTGCAATACCACCACCTTCTTTTTTTGAATAACCTTTTTGAAATACAAAATCTAAAGAATCATAAACAGCTTTATCACGTATACTTTCTGGTAAGTCTACTAGGCTGTTATTTCTTTCTAAAAAAGTAGATACCCCTTCACCAGTTCTTTCGATAAGCTGTCTATCTATCGATGCATAAAATGCAGCCTGTTTAAATCTACTATCTACAGCACTGTTTAAAAGATTTACTGCAGAACCTAACCTACCTGCAGCACTGTTTACATTTGCAGACATTTCTGCACGATTTATATCATAAAATATTCTTCTATATTCTTCTGGCAAATCTCTTTCAAACATTAATCTAAGAACTTTTGCATCAGTTTTAGATAAAGTTAAAGCTCTAATACCAGATGTTACAGCATTAAAATTACTTATAGGTATCTTGTCTCCTCTAATTGCTGCTCCACCTGTTCTTAATGTCTGTCTAAAAACTTCATCTACAACATCAATACCTAATCTTGCAGTGGAAAATAAAGTATTAGCTGCTGTAGTTCCTAACTGAGATGTCATAAAGGCAATGCGTACTGAGTCCATACCTTTTAAAGTATCAACCATAGTATTAAACTTTGTTTTCTCTACACCTACAACATCAAAAACTTGTCTAGTGAGGTCACTATTATAAATAGATATCCCTTGATCAGCTAGGTCTTCCATATTTTTAATTATATTTTTTTGAACTGCTTGAGATATTCTTCCTGCTTCTCCCAAAGTCCTACCTGCCTCAGATAAATCAGAGAGGAATATATAACTAAACTCTTCCCTAGATAAACCATAGTCACTTATAACTTGATCTATCTCTTTTGTAGAAACAGTATTATTTTCTATAGCTCTCGCAACAGCAGAGCTAATTCGTTCCCCCTCTTTAATATCTAACCTATCTACAATCTCTAGCGTTGCACCTGTTATAGATTGTAATGTGTGCCTAGATAAACCACTAGTAAGTTTTTTATCTGCACCTTCTTTTAAAATTTCATCTTTAATTAGAAGACCCTCTGTAGTTTTTGCTACATCTAAAGGTTCAAGCTTTGCTTTTCTTTTAGCAAGAACTTCATTTAATGAAGACATCCTATCAAGGATACGATTAACTTTATCTTTACCTGCCTTTGTTTGATTTAAATCAGCAAGTTTTTTTACAGCTTTTTTAGAAGATTGAAGTTTGCTTTTAGATATTTCTATAGCTTGTTTATCAATAATATCAATAGCCTTACTTGCAGAATTAGAATCCATTGCTCTTGAAAGACCACCTAATGTTCCACCTATCCCTGCCTGAACTCCTACGGATATTGCCTTACGTGTTGGTGACATACCTTCATAATCTTCTACAGTAGCTTCTCGTGCAGCCTCCTGCCCCTCAATCATTCCATAACCTATAGCACCCTCTACTGCAGCAGACCTAGCAAAACCTTTTGCAAACTCTTTAGATAAAAATTTACGAAATTCTTTTCTTGCTTTTAATCTAAGTGCTTGTGTTGCTACAGCAGTTCCAAGTTTTGTAAAACCACCAGTACCTACAGCAAGTAAGTTAGAGGGTGCTGTAACCATTCCCTCTAAGTAATCTCCTGTAGCTTTAAGTTTACCTGTACCTGCTCCTTCAACTGTATCCCAAAGTAACATAAGTTTTCCATAGGCAGCTTTATCTTTTTCCCTTGCATTTTCATCTCTTGCAAAGTATACGTCCTGCAAAACTGTGGCCTCATTAACATCATGCGCCCTCATATGTTCTACATACTCGTCTATCATAAAGTCAGTGCCTTTTTTCCTTAACTCATTTACACTGTAATTTTTTCTACTACTAGAAAGAAAACGAACTAAGTCCGTTTGAAACTCAACATCATCCTTAATGTCTTCTATGGTATTACCCTTAGCATTTTCTAAATAAGAACTCATTATTATCTTTCTTTTTCAACGTTTCCATAAATATCCGTTCCTGTTTCTACAGCTTCTCCAGGATTTTCTGGCATTACACCACTTGGATTAATAATTTTTGGTGCTTTCATTATGGCTTCGTTACCATATAATTCTATAGCCTGATCAAGCCTCATAGCCTGTTCTCCTGGTGCACCTGTTATTGCATTTGAAACTTGTTGAACAGCAGTATCAACAATATTTTGTACCTCAACAGCACTTGTACCTTTAAGTTTAGAATAATTAATTGTGTAATCTCCAGTATCTCTATCTTTAATAAATACTTGTCCAAAATTAGGTGCAATCTTTGAAATTATTTGATTTTGAATATTTTTTAATTCAGAACCAACAGTTTGTTTAGCACCTGTAGTTAATTCCCCAACAGCAGGAACACTTATGTTTTCTTTAGAAGAAAGTTTAGCAATCCTTATATCAACATCAGCAAAATCTTTAATAGAATCAACTGCATATATAGCTTCATATAAAGAGTTTTGCTGCCCATCTTCAGTAGACATATTCTCATCACTGTTTAAAGCAGCTTGGGTTGCTATAGCTATTGCTTGAGGAGAAGCTTCATCACCTAAAGTTTCTGCAACCCTAGCTATAAGACTTGGTATCCATTCAGGATTTAATTTATCACTAGCTTTTAGTTTATCATACACAGATAAAATTTCTTTTCCCTCGCCACTCCTAAGAAGGTAGGCAGCAACACTGTCAGGCATACCTATTGCTTTTAATCTTGTTAGTTCTTCAGCCATTACTTTTGGCCTACCACCATGTTGTAGAGCAAGCGCAAGTCTAGCTTCCTTTGCTCTAATAAGTTCTTTATCAGCGTCAGCCTGTAGTTGAGCAAGCCTTTCTGCTCTTGCTTGTCTAGCTAGTTGAACCTTACGTGCACCTGTAAAACTAAAATCTTTAATCATGCTACATTCCTCTTATTTAGTATATCACGGTACTGTAATAATGCAAGTTCTTTGTGCTTTGCTTCGATCATGATGTCAAACTCATTGCCGTAGTCGTTGAGAGTGTTGTAAACTAGGTCAGAATGTGCTTGTGGTTTGATCTTGGGATTACCGTGCTCAAGCGAGCGAGACTCAGCATAATGAACAACAGGTTTGATGTCACCCCACGTAGATAGTGCAAGCTCAAGTGCCTCCTGCTCAGACTGACCGCCGGGATGTAGCATGTGATGATGATAGTCAAATACAATAGGAATACCAATGCGCTTGTAAACACCCTCATACAACTCTAATGTAGAATACAACGAAGCTTTGTCATCGTTCTCGACAGT